TATTTACATATTTTAAACTCACTTATGCCGTCAGATAACATTTCTTGAGCTGCTTTTCTATTCCTTTCATACGCTTCCAGTTTGTCAAAAATGGTATCTGTTAGATAATCTATCCATTCGAAAAAGACCTTTTCCCCTTTTTGAGTACTAAAATCTATTGTACAGGTTTTCGCACACCTCCTATGAAGTATCAGATAATAAATTCCTCCAATCAGATTCGCCATAATAGCTTTAATATTGATTTTCGCCGGTTTAAACAGATTGTCATAAAACGCAATCAAATTTAGATTCATAATATCCCGTGTTTCTGCTGTTCTCTTTGTCGTTTCATTGATAACCGACATTTCATAAAGTAACAACTTTTGCATTACAGTGTTATCAGACAAGTTCCTATAAAGGGTCTTGAATGTTTCCGCAAAAAACTTTTTAGGTCCCAATATGTTCAGGCTGGAAACGTCAATAGTATCATTGATCCAGAAATCATACTGCTTGGCAAGCCTGTCGTAAAGGTTTTCCATTGAGGCGTATCTTCTATAAAACACATTAGCTTCTATGTTTGCAGCTTTCATCAATGCACTCAAATTGGCATTACCAAAACCATATTCAGCTACAAGCTTTTCAAGTTCGGATATTACCTCCTTGTCTATTTGTTCATTTGTCCTCCTATTTCGAGCTTTCTTTTCTTTCTGTTTCACTATCATATAGTATGTTATAAAAATAAATCTGCAAAAATCAGTAAAAGGAAATATTTTTATTTTAGCCTTCGATAAACTTCTTCTTTTCTGAATTGACGATAATATCCCAAGGTCGGCTGTAAGTATTTATACAGCTATTCCATTCTCTTTCATTTGTTTTGATATAGAGCAATTGGGTCTGTTGCAAATATACATTTTTATGCTTTACTGGAAAATCCAGTGTAAGCTGCCCCCTAAAACCAAGCGATTCTGCCCCCTTGTGCTAAAATAATCCTACCCCCTTGATTCCAATATAAAAATACCCCTGCTTGGCAATGCCCGGCAGGGGATTTTTCGTAGATTTGATTCCCGTCTTGACCGGTGGGATAAAATCATTTCTACTATGACAACAAAGATAGCAAACATCCTCCAATGTTACGCATTGGGGATGGGGATAAAGCAGATAAGCAGGAGCTTTGAGCTTTCCCGCAACACGGTGCGCAGATATGTGCGCCTGTTTCAAGAGTGTGGTATACCGATAAAGGAGTTGGCCGCCATGCCTTCCGCTCGCATCCAGGAAATGTTCTCTGAAGGTGTTGGCCGTAACAGGGAACCGTCACAACGCCAGCTTGAGCTTGAGGCACTCCTTCCTGAGTATGCTGCCCGGCTTAGCCGCCGAGGCGTAACAGTGAAAACCCTGTACGAAGAGTACCGCGAGACCCATCCTGACGGATACAGACATGCCAGTTTCGGCAACTATCTCATGCGTTACCGTATGGTGACACATGTCGTAGGCCATGTCGAGCATTATGCCGGAGACCAGACGTATATCGACTTCGCCGGTGACAAACTGGAAGTCGTTGACAGTGAAAGCGGTGAATGTCGCAGCGTTGAAGTGTTCGTGGCCATACTTCCGTGCAGCCACTATACCTATTGTGAGGCGGTCTGGTCCCAGTCAAGGCAGGACTTGATTAAGGCGTGTGAGAACGCGCTTCATTTTTACGGCGGGGTTCCGATGGCGATCGTACCAGACAACCTCAAATCGGCGGTAACCCGCAGCGACCGTAACGAGCCGGTAATCAACGAGGAGTTTGCGGCATTTGCCGAACACTACGGATGTACCGTATACCCCACACGGGTACGTCATCCAAAGGACAAGGCCTTGGTGGAGAATGCCGTGAAGCTGCTTTACCGATCCGTCTACGCTGACATCGAGGGTCTTGTATTCCACTCGCTGGAGTCTCTGAATGCGGCCATATCCGAATCGCTCTCGGCCTTCAACGGACGCAGGATGAGCGGGCGTCCCCAGTCCAGACGGGAACAGTTCGAGCAGATTGAGTCCGACTGCCTCCGCCCGCTTCCCGCCATACGCCATCAGATGAAAGAGCGACGCTCCGCAACAGTAATGCGTAACGGCTATGTCACCTTCAGGCTTCACCATTACAGCGTACCGAAAGAGTATATAGGCAAACGTGTCGAGATTGTCTATGATGCGGACACGCTGGAAATATATCATGGCCTGCGTCTGGTGACCACACACCAGCGCGATGACACGCCATACTCCTATACGACCAAGGATGCCCACGGACTGCCCGGACGTCATGGAAGTTATGAAAAGGATCTGGAACAGATTTACGAACGGGCCGGCCAGACAGATAACGTCCTGCTGCTGTATCTGCGCAAGGTGGCGGAACTCAAGAAGTATCCTCCCGCGGCGTTCCGTTCATGCAGAGGCATCATGGCGTTGGAGAAGACCTTCGGGCTGGAACGGTTGGTGGCGGCAAGCGCATGCGCCACGCAACTGCGCCTATACGGATATCAGGAGATAAGGCGGATCCTTGAACGCGGGGATGATGCAGACTTCCTGTCAAAAGACGACATTGACGATGAGGTCCCCGTAACATCTATCCACAAAAACATCCGCGGAGCAGCCTACTTCGCACAATTAAAACATTTAAATAGAGACAACAATGGAAACAAATAATCTTACCGCACCGATAGCTGTCGAAAAAGACCGCAACACGTTGACAATCGAACTGATGAACCGTATGAAGCTGCACGGCATGGCCGCCGCCTTCACTGAAAGCCTAACCTCCACTATGGCAGAAACAATGACAATCGACTCTTTCCTGCACATGTTACTTGCCAGGGAATGGGACTACCGTGCCAATGCAGCCATCCAACGCCTTATACGCGGGGCGGCGTTCCGCTACAAGGCCTGCCTCGAGCAGATAGACTATGCAATCCCGCGTGGCCTTGACCGCAATCAGATGGAGCGGCTTGCATCGCTGGAGTTCATCCGCAAGGGACAGAACCTCTTCATCACAGGGTCATCCGGTACCGGGAAGAGCTTCCTTGCCACAGCAATGGGGTATGAAGCCTGCAAGAAGGGCATACGGACATATTATGCGAATGCTCCGAAACTTATGGGTACGCTTAAGGTGGCAAAAGTAAAAGGCACACTGGAATCGGAACTCAAGAGAATCGAACGGAGCACGCTGCTCATATTGGATGACCTCTTCCTTGTGAACCTTGATGCCAAGGAACGACCCATCCTGCTCGATATAATAGAGGACCGACATGGGCGCAAGTCCATCATCATCACCTCGCAACTGCCAACGGACAATTGGTATGATGCAATCGGAGACCCTACAGTAGCAGATGCCATTATGGATCGTATTATACATACGGCGCACCGGATTGAGCTGACAGGAGAAAGTGTCCGTAAAATGGCTGCATACAGAGGGAAATAAACTAAAATAATAATAACCCCATCGGTCAAGACTTTTTAAGGGGGCATTGTTGAATGTTTTAAGGGGGCAGAATCGCTTGGTTTTAGGGGGCAGCTTACACTGGATTTTCCACTTTTTCCCAATAGCTGCATTATTTCTATTTTCTGATTCTGTAATTCAGATATTACCTTGAAAAGTCTTTCTCGAACATTGTCTCTATCCATAGTTATACATTTTAAGGACGGGCATAGGTTATGTCGCCTATTGTGGCGGTTAACGACAATCCTATGCCTTATATTCTTGTTTCAATGCAACCGCCACGGAGCAATGGCAAGACAACGTTGTTTACGAAACAAACTTACATAAAAATGCCCGTTATTCAAAGGGTTGCCTTGATGTAATTTTATTTTCTTGCTGATTGGGCGTTAATCCCACACTTGCCATGTCGAACAACCTCCGTAGACACTTAGCTGAAAGGGAAACCTTTCTTCCCGATATGATATAGTCTTTCCCTTCTGTAAACCACTCTTTTATAAAAGCCTTTGCTTCTTTTTCGTCCTTAAAAAATAGTCGGCTTACCTCATTTAAGGAAGAGGGATATTGTATTCCGGCATTATGCCTGCTTACTATGTTCCGTACATACTCCTTGACCTTTGGTATAGGGGTGGAGTAGGTGAGCTTATTTGTTTTCATTTTGTTTCTTTTTAAATTATAATTTACCTATTGCCCACCCGGCAGCCGTATTGCTGCCGGGGCATCACAACATGAGCGTTGGTCGAAACCTCAACGTGTGTCTATGCTAACATGTGGCAATATGTTTTTATTAAGGCTTCTAAGGTCAAAATCCGACTTAGAAGCGTTCGGATTGCATTTTGATATAGACATAGGGGCAAGAAGCTCCATTATTTCCAGCTTCTCCTGCTGCAAGGCTGATATTGCATTATATAGTCTTTTCCTTAATTCTTCCATATTCTTTAGGGTATAGTTGTGGCTGTCGGGCATTGGAACCGACTGCCGGATGATTAAAATGGTGTGATTAGTATTTCTTCATGCAGCTAACGAATAAGGCTATGATAGATATAAGGAGACCTGCAATGGCAAATATCAAATTCCAATTGATAGGATTGTGCAAGTTGGGGTTAACGGCAAGATAGTGCTTACCCTCTTCGGTGAGTTTGGCATTCCATACATGACCGCCAACTACATAATTAGCTTTCACCAGACCTTTTCTTTCAATGGAACGGATGGAAGCGGTGAATACATGCTGTGGATATGTTGCCGGGCATTTCCCACCAAACTCCGCAACAATCCGGAATGCTTGTTTCTCTTCCCTTGTTAATTTTATCCGTTCCATAACCTACTCGTTTTCTGCAAATTTACTAAATACTACGCAAAATATGCTATGCAGCAGGGTCTATTTCACCCTTAATCTGCTTGATGGCTTTCCTCACATTCCACTCATTCTCGTACAAGGCGATGATGAAGCGTCTGCCCCTTTCAGTCCATACGGTATAGACGTTGGTTCCTATCGAACCGTCCGAACGTGTATAGGTCTGGGTACGGGTAGAGTGCAATCCCCATGTGGAGTAGGGGGAGTGGAGCAGCCATTGCCCCGATTGGCGATAGATTACGTTTGTTTCTTTCAGCTTCTTGTGCAGCTTCTCCGCGTCCATTCCTATCTGCTTGGCGATTTGTGTGCTGGTCAGAGTGTTCACGCTTTGCAGGTGGTTGTTGTAGTAGTTGACTTTCGGAGCAGCCTCCTTGATTTCTTTGTCTTGCAGTTCGATGGTGGCTTGCTGTTGCTCGGTTTCGGCTTCAAGCTGCTTTAGCCGTTCCTCCCTTTTGGCAAGGGTGGCTTGTGCGATGGTTAGCGCACGTGCCATGATTTCTTCGGGAGTGTCGTTTGGGGTGGTGGAGATGTAGCCGCCAGTGGTTCGTACTTCGTGAAGGATTTGTTTAACTCCTTTCTTGAATTGCTTGGCGATTGGCTTACGGGATTGCATAAGGACTTCGTATAACCCCCCTTCTGTAAGCATCCAAACTTGCTGATTTCCACCGGGAGTTACGAATTGTGTAACACCTTTCTCGTCATCATCTACTAAAGACAACATGTGAGAAATGTTGTTGTGATTAATAACTTCTGCTACATCTTTTGCACGAAACAGAGGTTCCTCAACTGTTCCATAAACTGTGAATTGCCGTCCACACAATTCGGTTTGTTTTAGGACTTGAATAGGATTTGTTAGCATAACAAAAAAATGCACCTACTACGAGCTGCTAACAAATCCATAAGATTAATGTCGGAGGCGTTTCCGCTACTCCACTCGGTAGGTGCAATATCTTTAAAGTATGATATTACTATAATATGTCTTAGCAAAAAAATAACTCTATATGGTAGAGCCATAAGAGTTTGCCTCTCTTATGAACTTGTTAGCACTGCAAAGATACTGATAATCTTTAAAAGTGCAAACTTCTTATAAGAAAATCAATTACTTTTGTTGGTTTTCTAAGTTATTGTGCGAATATATATAAAATATTATATTTTCGCCAAATAAATTATATTATAAAAGTTCAAACATGTTATATAACATGCTATATATAATGACAACAAGTGTTAATAAAAGAGTATCTTTGCTCCAAAATTTAATACGTATTAATAATAATTGGTATGAAAAAGCTGATACTATTTTTATTTCTTTTCGGGTGTGTAGCATATTGTTCTAGGTCTTGCGGAGAAGATGATGATAGTAGCATGTATGATGAGGAATATTGGAGTTCCGTTGCACGAGAAAAACAGATGAGAAAAGCTGGGTTTAAAGAATTTGCAGATAGAGAAAAAAGAGAGCGGCAAGCTCGTTTACGGAATATGAAGAATAATCCACCCATAAAGGTGGAAAAGCAAGAGGCAAGTACACCTCCCCAAAAGGTAGAAACCAAGCCCTTATTTTGTATAACATCTAACGAGGATATATTTTTGCTTGATAAACCTAAAGGAAATAAGATTTTAAATGAAGAAGCAACTAAGTATTTTGGAAAAGAAACTTATTTTCGAATAGGTGAACTAGATAACGTTATTATACTTGAAGAAAAAGATGGATGGGCAAAGGTGCAGCATGCTCAATTCCCCCTAAATCAAGGATGGATAAAAAAATCTCATTTAAAAAGGCGCAATAAATCTCATACAGAAAGGGTTCAAAGAGGGCTTAATGATTACAAGGGAAGTAAGGAGCAACAAGAAGACCTCAAAGCGATTGATGAATATATGAAGACACATCCTGATTTTTAGTTATATTACAATCAAAAATATACATTATCTTGCTAAGGCATTCCCCGTTCGTTATCGTTCGGGGATTTTTATGTTTTATAACATAGATAAGATATTGTAATAAATGAAGAATAATATAATGTCTAATTAAATTTAAAGACTTAACTTTGCCGCACATTAATTAACAAAAGTATATATATGAAAAAGATTTTATTATCCACAATCTGCTGTATAATACTTAGCGGATGTGCGAAAACATTTTATTCAGAAAACGTAAGTATGTTGGATTTTAGGAAATACGCTAAAGAAGGATTTATTATTAATCCAACTGCTTCTGGAATAAATTTCAAACCGTTGTCTATGATTAATGTGAGTTTTACATCTGGAACGAGCATTGAGAGTGCACTAAAAGGAAAGGATGGCATAATAGAAGAAGTTGATAAATATACTAAAACAGTAGTCGGATATAGAGCAACACCAGAAAGAATGATGGATAAAATAGTAGAAGAATGTAAAAAGATTGGAGCGGATGGCATTGTGAATTTTGATGTGAAACGAGTACGCACTGATAAATACAATAATGGATATTGGGAAGTTTCTGGAATAGCAATAAAACAAGTCAAATAAATATTAGATATGAAAAAAGTTATTTTGTTTTTATTTGTCGCCATGTTAGCGACATCTATGTGTTTTGCGCAAAGTAAGTTTGAACCGCAAATCAAGGTTGGATATGATTTAGGTATTGACGATGACAAAAACCAGTCTTTTGGTGCAGAATTTCTTGCTGGATATAGGTTTAATGAAAACTTTAGGTTGGGAGTAGGCACGGGCGTATCTTGGTGCAAACATTTGTATGAGAAAGCTGGATTAAACTCGATTACGGATAAGTATTACAAGGATTATAAAGAGACCGCATTATACCTTCCATTGTTTGTGAACGGGAAATTTAACTTTATAAAAGGGGGTATCTCTCCTTATTTATCTCTTGATTTAGGATATACATTTTTTATTTCATGTTCAGATTATGCAGACGAAAACGATTTAGGCTTTATGGCAAAGCCTGCATTCGGTGTTGATTTCCCAGTTATGAATGGAAATATTTTTGTAGAGCTTGGATATAAATATCAAAAGAGAGATTGGCCGCTTATCGAAAACGCTGATTATTCGCAATTGTCAATCGCGATAGGTTATTCATTCTAATTAACATTCAACATAATCAAGTCAAGCGGAGTTTCTCCGCTTGATTTGTTTAGTGTTAGAAAAAAACTTCTTATCCTGCATTTACTCTTTCAATCTTTATTCCATGAACTTTGAGGTATTCTGTTAATGTTATGGTGTTTATTTTTAGAAAATCACAGATGCTTGGTAGCTTTTGGAATAATTTACCGTCATTTTGTGATTTTGTTTCTTCTGTAAGAACGCTTATGCTGGCTGGCATAATTTGATATTGTTCCTTGCGATACATACAATATACAATAATGCGCCCATCGCCAGATTTTAAAAATTCCTCCTTTTGCAAAACATATTCTTCTTCCGTAAGTTCGTTTTTTAGTAGCCTTACGCAAAAATTATTATCAACAAGGTTATGAAACTTCTTAGGAGAGGGGAGAAAAATCTCTGTAGTGTTTACAGCATACTTCACTTCTTTTAAATAAGGCATAGCTTTTATTGCAATACCTTGCGATGTATATATAGCTTCCTGCTGAATAGCATCTAATAAGATGATTTCACCAGTCTCTAAGCCTTCCTTAATGAAATTAGTTAATATTCCATTTATATCTAATGGCAAATAGTATCTTGCCATTGCTACCAACGAACAAGTATCTATTACTATTGCCATAATGTTTTTTCAAATTTCTCAGGTTTGATATTGAGACGCTTACAAAATGTCATTTCATTGACTATTCCCTTAAAATAAGCATACTGCATGGATTTTAAGAATAAGGGAGAAAGAATTGGCTTGGGAGGCATTCCAAACCTTTTTTCTTTTTGTGATTTTTCTTTTTCTTTGCGTTCCTGGTATTCTTGAATAAGGTTGTTTTTAATTATATTGTATTGATTAAAATTCATTTTTTTGTCAATATATAGACGGGTGAAAATAGCCAATTTGCTAATATGAATTCGATTGCTTATATTGGCGATATAATCCATATAATAATCATGTTCTGCATTTACTTTGGAAATGATTTCTAACTCCTTTACGGATTCTCCCATAATAAAATGATATGCAAAATCGTTGCACCATTTTTCCACAATGCTTAGCTGGTTTCCGGACTCTATATTTGCTATATCCACCTGCTCTACTTCTTCTTTTCCAAGCATATAATGGCCGAGTTCGTGGGCAAGTGTAAAAATTTCTCTTTTATAGTGCTTATGACGCTTTAATACTATCATATTAGGCTTTAGGTAAAAGCCATCAATATTGGTTTTTTCTTTCTTGTTCCAACTTTCAATATACTCAAACACAAAAACATTATGCTCAGCACATTTATTAATCATTGCTACGAGAAATTTCTTTGTGTCTTTAATATTTCCCGGATAGAAGTAGTTCCGTGCAATATGAGCTATTTCAATAGGGTTGTCTTTTATCGAATAATGAGCTATATTGGGTTGGATATTTAATTTTGAAAGTTTATTGTAAGCATCAATAGTCTGTTTTAATGTTTCAAATCTATGTACTGTACGTATCGATTCATTATTTAAGTCTATTCCGAATTTACTCTTTCTGAAAAGTATACTGTTGCTTTTAGATGTAGTTAATGGAGAAAAATCTGTGTAAAAGTCTAATCCCTTATCAAATATTTTATCTACTTTCTTTAGCAAAGACAAGTCTATCACATTACATAAAATATTATCTTTTTGGATTTTCCTTTTTCTTCCCTCGTTAAGTATAGACAATAAAGATTCTTCTGACATTCTATATAATGCCAGCAAATAATCTATGCGTTCTTTATTTATCTCTACTTTCATCTATGATTGATTATATTTTATTACAAATAAAAATAGCCCGTTGAAACCTACCAAGTGAGCTACGTAAGCACGTGGCCTTTCAGTTTGCAAGGGACTATCTTTTTTGCTACAAAGAAAGTCTTTTTGTGGAATAATAGCAAATGTGAAGAAGATTATTATAAAACAATAACCAAATTAATAATTAACCTTATTCATTCGTTATACCGATTATGGTAATATTGCCACAATATTATAAAAATGAAAAAGTATGAGTAAAAAGCAAAAGACAAAGACTGTGGAACTTAACAGAAGTTCTAAAACTGGACGGTTCGTTACAGAAGACTACGCTAGAAGACATCCAAACACTACGCAGACTGAACACCGCCAGAGAAAGAAATAGGTAGCATCGCTAAAATCTTTTTCGTAAGAAACTCAATTAAGTAGGAATAAGCTTCATCACTATCATTGGTTAAGTTTATTCCTGCTTTTTCCAATGTAAAGTTGGCTATATGAAATATTTCGTGTGCCAATATTGACAGTCCTTTTATGTCTTTCGGCAAATTTGGCATATACAAAATCATCTGACCGCCTGGCAATAGAAGGCTTTTCCCCTTTTCTTTTTCACTAATGGTAGATACTATTTCAGAGGCTTGTTCACTGCCAAATATTTTTGAAAGCTTAGCTTTCAGATATTTCTTTTCACCGAAGTGAACCATTACGTCACGGTCATATATGTCTATGCTTATAATCTTATTCATAATGAATATGATATTGTATTTTATATATAATAATGCAAATATATAGAAAATAACCAAGAGAATGTTCTTAAACATATGAATTATGATTAAAATTATATCTTGTATTTAGATTTTGGAGTATTTTTGTGTCATAAAAGAATAAGTGCTATGTCAAAGGAAGTATATACTCGCGAAAATTTTAGGTCTTCATTATTAAGACAGATTATCATTAGGGCTGATTATTCAAGCTTGACTGATTTGAATGGGTTTATAATGAAATTGAAGTCCATAGAATGGTTCCAAAGGCTTTTTGCGGGTTATCGTCTAGTTAGGACAAATAATTTTAATCTGCAAATAACTCCCAAAAATATAGAAGAGAGGTTTATTCCTCTTGAAGTTAATGAGACTGGAAATATACATCGCTTTTTTGATTATAAAATAGGGCCCATACCAAGTGTTGTTATGGATATAAGTCCTACTTTTATTTGCCTTACAATAGAATGCAATGATAAGTATGACACGATAGATTTATATATAGATTCTATTGTAGATATTATAGCGGTTTTGAAGGAGTATGATTCATATGTACAAATAGAGAGGTTAGGTATAAGGAAGATAGATGGAAAGGACTATCAATCGTTGGAGGAAGCATATGAAACATTTGAGGTCATGGAGAGCTTGAAGAATGATATTATAGGTAACGCAGGACCAATAAAAAAAGTTTATACAGATTCTTTTTTGTCTAAGGATGCAAATCTTAAAGTAAATTTTACTCGTGGATTAGAATGTTTTCCAGATGGCACTATTCGATGTATTTTAGATATGGATGGATATGTTGATTCCTCTTTAATATCTCTTGAAGAGGTAAAAACTAAAGAAGGAATTGAATCTTTGCTAAAAAACAAAATAAATAATGAGTTATTTAAACTATTTAAAGCAAGTGTAACTGAAACTTTCTTATCTAAAGGACTTATATCATGAAAAAAGAAAATTCATCTAGCAATATAGAGTTTAGCACCACAAGAGCTTTTGAAACCAAAAGTTCCCATTCTTCTCATGGAGAAAGAATTAATTGGGCTTCTCAAACGTTAATAGGGAGCCAAACACGGGCTATATCTTCTAATAATAATCAAAAGAGAGTCAATATAACGGTTTGCAAAAATGCTAAGGGGTGGTGAAACGGAAATACCAATTACAAGCTCTGGTGATTTACGCGTAAAGATATTTGTTATAGGGTATAAAAATCAAGGAGAATCTATTATAATATTATTCATAGATGCAGGTGAAGAAGGATGTCCTGTAAAATATTCTATCGTAATAGATTGTTTTAAATATAATAAACGGAATATTACAGATGAGATATTAAGACATTATTCGGTTAGTACCGTTTCGATGTTATGCTGGACGCATCCTGATTTAGACCATTCTGTAGATATTGATACATTAATAAAGAAGTATTGCAAGGAAAGTACACAAATATTGCTGCCGGAGCATTTTTATAACGAATCAAGTGATATTATTACAATAAATAATAAAACACTTCGGGGAGCTGTTGATAAAGTTTTTAATCTGAATAGATTAAAAAAGAGAACTGTTTCCAATATAAGTGTAACGGATAGGGGATATAATGAAATAAAGAGTTTAAAATTTGCAGGAGTTGATAGGAATGTTTTTGCTTCTGTAAATGCTGTCACTCCTATATCCTCTATTTTATCTAGTTATGTAAAGGAAGGTAAACATAATGTAAATAAAAACGAGCTGTCCATCTCTTTTATAATTAATATTGATGAATATTATTTATATTTTGGTGGAGATGCCATGAATAATCATATAGATGCCATTAATCCGGCTTTTATAGAGCATTGCCGTTTTGTGAAAATTCCACATCATTCATCTGATACATCTACGAACTTAATAAATTATTTGCCGCAGGAGATAGATACTGCATGTACTACTATATTTAGTACACATAATTTGCCAAAAGAATTTGTATTACGAAAATATTGCAGTATGGGGAAAGTGTTTTCCACTGGTGGACATAATAATAAAAAATATAATTATGGAGTAATTGAATATGAGTATGATTTTTCAAAAGAAGAAGTTGATATGAATGTTCGATTACACGGTAATGCTATTGAATTGGAATATTGAGCCAGACATTACATCTGGCTTTTTCTTTGCATAACATCCCCATCGGTTTCCACGGTGCAATCTTCTCCATGAATGTAGACATAAACGGATGCGGCACCGCTTTGCAATATGTGCGTTTTCGCACGGTCGTACACATTGATGAATACCTTGCTGAACTTGGAACAGTCAATAGTCACGTCGCTGTCGTGACGGACATAGATGTCGCAAGTTGAAAATCCGTCAAATAGGAGAGTGCCTTTGCAGTTGCCGTTCAGAACGGCTATGTGCTTCATGTTCCTTGCTTGCACATCCTCATCGACAAAGATATTGTTTCTGTGAAGGATGTCCTTGTCGAAGTGCTCCTTTATGAAAGTGTTGGTAGGGTATCCTTTCTCTATACAGAAATCAATCCCGTGCAAATACTTGTCAATCAATCCTTGTTGGTCAGGTTCTCCCCATTGTTCAGTCCATTCTGTGCATAGTCCCAATGATACGGCTTGGTTGAGCAATGTCCTGCTTAGTTCTTCCTTTTTCATATCCTTATATTTAAATTCTTATTTTTCTTTCCCCCTTGTTTATAACCATGTTGAACATGTCTCTAACCTCTTGCAATACGGCAACATTAGCTTCTGTGTTTTTGGCGCTTCTAAGCGTATTGTCTGCTATTGCCCTTAATTGTGTAAGCTGTGCTTCTGCGAGTACATTGTATTTGGGCAGAATGTCGTTTCCTATTTTCTCAAGCAGCGCTCGCTTTACGCTTACGTCTAAACGGATGCCGTTGAGATATGAGTTTGTCAGATTCATTGTTTCCTCGCTGGCTTGAATGCCGGACTTTGACATTCCAGAGCTGGAAGAATCCCCCGTACTGGTAATGGCTCCTCCAGTCGCTTTGTCAAAGGCTTCAAGAAAGGACTGGGAAGCTTCTATCATTGCTTTCCCTTCATTGTCAAAGAAGTTTTTTATAGCTTCCGCTGCAATAACCCCATTGTCTTGAATATCGGTAAATTCCTTGAATATCCCGTTTTCGCCAAAAAGCTTGTCCTGTAACTTTTCAAACATGGGCTGTATTACCATATTCTTCAAGATGTTGTTGGCAACACTTTTCATGATGTTGTTCACAACATTGTCAAAGGCTTTGGCTGCATCTTCTCCGTTGGCAAAGGCTTCTACCAGAGCGTTGCTTATTTGTCCTGCCCAATCTTGGAAATCTATTCCGTACAATTCTTTAGTAAGGTCTTCTACAAAATAGGCAATCTGCTCATTCAATTCAGCCAGTTGGTCTTTATAGTCTTGTATCTTGCCGGAATCGGATTTCTTTTTGTCCTCTTCATCCCTTAATTGCCCCTCTATTTCGGCACGTTGGGCAACAAGTCCTATATACTGCGCTTGATATTGCTTAAGAGTGCTATTATCAAGTTCTTTCCCCGCACCGACTTTTTCTAAAGCCTGCAATGCCTCCGTGTTCACTTGTATATCAAAACGGTGTGTCATGGCTCTGAATGGAGATGACAAATCCTTATTGATTCTTTTTCTCAATTCTTCTACATAATTTATACCTCCATCTTTCAGTGCCTCAAATTGCATTCTGTAACTTTCAGTCAATGGACTGCCTGCGCGTTTGGCTTGTTCTTCCAGTTGTTCATATAAAGAAATGGCGCGTTGTATGCTTTCATCACCACCAAGGGATTTCTCTATGGAATTTCCCAACTGGTCATAAGCGGATTGCATCTCTTTAACTCTCAGTTTACTGCGTTGTATGCTTCTTTCAAGAGATTTATCATGTATTTGCGCTATTCCAGATATGAGGCTTAATGCCGCACCTGCTGCCGCTCCCCAAGGACCTGCTGATTTCCCGAAAAGAGAAGTGGCTATTCCCATTCCTTGCGAAGCACCCTGCAATCCCCCTCCCATAATTCCGGCTATATCTGAAAGCCCGGAGCCTACTCCAAGATTTTCAAATACTCCTCCTAAGAAATCAGCGGCATTGGCAAGCGCGTCAAACTTGCCGATTACGCCTTGTATGGCTGCTGACTGGTCGGAATATGCTGCTTTTAATTCGTTTTCTGCAGCATCAATCTGTTCTTTGGGGGCACCGCTACTTCTAAGTGAGTTTAGCTTATTCCTCGCATCTTTGATAGTGTTAAAGGAATCCACTAATGCCTTGAATGGATTACGTTCAGTAAGTTCACCACGTAACTTTCGTAATGCCTCTACCAGTTCTTTGGTGTCTTCTATTGACAATCCTTGTTTTTTAGCAAACTCTTCTACCTTAGAAATCATATCATCCAGCGTGGCAGTAGATACACGGTCAAGGTCATCAAAGATACGTACCCAATCACTGCTTTCTTTGAATTGGTCAAAAAGGACAGAAGATTTCTCTTTTTCGGCCCGTTTATTGACTTCTTTTATAAGGTTGTCAGCCATTTCATTGCCAATGCTCCCTCTATTGTTTTCTAATTCGGAGATTGCCTTTTGCCGTTTACGCTCAATTTCTTCTATTTTAGCTGAATAATCCTTGTAGTCATTTATCATTTGCAATAGATTATCAAAGTTTTCAGCTTTTAGTTTTTTGCTTTCCTCTTTGATAGTCTGATACAGTTTTAAGATTTCATTGTCACCAAATTTGCTTTTTACGGCTTCTTCATCCATTCCCAGAATATCAGAAAGAGATAGATTACTGCCATTCTTTTTTAATGCTTCCGATAGTTGGTTCTGCAAATCTTCAACGAAACTATTAAAAGATACACTTCTGGAAAATCCAGTGTAAGCTGCCCCCTAAAACCAAGCGATTCTGCCCCCTTGTGCTAAAATAATCCTACCCCCTT